CCATATACACAATCCACTGCCTTTCTTAATGTTCCTGATTACAATTATCGTTTCTCTGCTTCTGGCTTTGCACCAGTTGATGGTGAGGATAACGGCTCGTGGACTATGCGCGTGCTGAATAGACTCACAGCACCTGATGCTACATCAGATGTTCAGTGTTACGTTTTTGTGAGAGCTGCCGAAAATTATGAATTGGCAGAACCAGCTGATCTCTCTCGTGAAGAATACACGTATTTCGACACTCTTGAGAGTTCATCTATTATGGAAACCGATGATCTTGCAAATATGAAAGATATGGGTTCCAAAACATACTTATGTAATATTGGAGAAAGAGTGAGAAACTTACGCTCACTTTTGCGTAGAAGCGCACTCTCTCGTATATTTTCAGATGTTGGCGCGAGTGGTAGCAATGTCACGTTGACCTCAACCATGGGTAGGAGTCCTCTCCAACCTGGTTTTGATCCTAATGGTATTAACTCAACTCTGTTAGCTAACTCTTATAATTATGTTCTACATAATCCGATAACATGGTTATCTCCATGTTTTGTCGGGCAACGTGGTGCTGTTGTCTGGTCCGTTATCCCTCATACAGCGGATGTGGCGAATACAACTTTCACTATGTCTCGTTCTCGTACCACGAAAACGGCGGCAGGTTATCACGCTGCAATTTTTACTAATGTAAATTATAATCCTAGGTGTCATTCCATTTCCAGTAATTCTGGTATTTATGGCACTGGGGCAGGAGCTGCAGTCACACATGCTAATACATGTGCTGGTCTGTCTATTCACGCTCCCTTTTATTCGAGATTTCGTATGGAGGATACTGATCCATCCACACGAGTTCTTGGTAATTCTTCACTGGGAACAACTGACGATTCAATTGTCGTTGCTTCCAGATCCATTCATACTACCAGTTATTCGACTGCGTATTTGGGTGGAAAATTGTATTGTGCAGCTGGCATAGATTATTCATTGTTTTTCTTTAAGAATGTTCCAACAATGTATTATACTCCTTTGCCAG